TCGGTGCCCGAGTACGGTGACGCCAAAGTGTAGGCACGCGCTGCTGTCGTACCGGTGCAAGTGACGGCTGTGCCCCACAAGTCGGTCGTGGTGAACGTGTCCGCATCGACCACCGTGGCCTTGACGTAGCGCCCGCCGATGTACACCCAATCGCCCGTGCTGTAGCCGTGCGCGCCGGTTGTGTTGACGGTGCTGCCTGCGATCGAGGCAATCGCAACCGTCGATTCGAGCACAGTGGCGCCGTTGACGTGAAAGCGAATGTACTGGTGACCGAACTCCAGCAACACGGTCTGCGTGGCGCTGAAGTTGAACGGGATCAGGCGCACGGGGTTGGTGCTGTCCTTGGCCTCGTTGACGAACTCAAAGCCCGGGCGCCGGGCAGCGGGTCCGTGCGGGAGCGTCATGAAGTTGCGCGCCAAGGCGAGCCCGGTCTGGAACTTGGTGAGGTCAATGCGACCATAAAGCTCGGGCGCAATCTCACCCCCGGCAAACGATCGGGTCAGCGTCTTGTTGCTCATGTGCGCGCTTTCACGCTCGATGGGGTGAACGCGGAGGACGTCGCGCCCGCGTTGGCCGAAGCCGTTGCCGACACATCGCCGATCGAGTAGGCGCGCTGTCGCATCGCATCCCCGACGCGGGTGCCCTCGCTGCCCTTGATGACAGGACCGGCCAGGTAGCTCGACAGCAAGAAGCTCAAGGCCGAGACGAAGCTCGGGGTGAACTTGGTGGTGTCAGTGATGTCGCGCACGTAGACCAGTACCGCGTCGGGCTGGTTGCTGTAGATCACCTCGCCCTCGATGTCGAACTCGGCGACACCTCGGTCGTTGATCTGGATGTCGCTGTCGTCCACGTTGAACACGGTCAGCGCATCCATCGCGCTGATGATGCGCACAGGTCGCAAGCACTCGGAGGGCTTGGCGTAGGCATAAGCCCATGTGTCGCTGTCGTTGGTGACTTCAGCGAGCAAGGCACGCTTGAGGCTGAACGCCCAGTTACCAGGTTCAAGCAGCTCGGTGCGCGACTGGTCGTAGAACGTGGCGCACAGACCCGCCTCGACGCTACCGTCCGGGGGCGAGATGCTCGCCACTGTCGTGTCGGCGCCGATATGGCTCAGGGCCATGTTGCAAATCTGAGGGACGGATGCCATGCGGGGATCTCCAATTCCCTCGCAGTGTAGAAGCGGGCACGCGCGCCACGGACACGCAAAAAGAAAGAGCGACCCGAAGGTCGCTCAAGGGAGCCATCTGGATGGCTTAGGCCAGGTTCTCGCCGTTCACTTCATTGAAGGTTTTGGCGGTGTCCTTGCCTGCTTCGCTCAAAGTCTTGGGCTCTTTGGCAGTCTTGACTGCGGGCTTGGCTGCCTTGGACGCTTCGCCCACTGCTACAAACCACGAGGCCTTTGTGCCTTCGGAGACCTCGAACTCGCTGCCCGCACGGTGGCGAAAGCCACCATGAAAGCCGTCGCGCAGTGCTCGTACTTTCATGGCTTACCGATCACAACTGGAACGGAGCGTCGTAGGACTTCCACGAAGCGACGTCGGTGGTCAAGAAAGCATTGACCTTGCCGGCGTTGATCGCGGTGGTACCTGTGACTTGCTGCACGGACAGGTAGCGCTCATAAGCGGTGGAGCCTTCCAGCGGGACCTGCACGGCCATCAGAACCGAGCCCGCAGCGATCGCTGTGGTGCTGGTTGCGTGGGCCTTGCTGATCGCGTGGATCGACTGCGTGCCGTTGGTGGCGATCGTGTCGGTGCCGTCAGAGACCAACTGGAACTGCACCGTACCGGTGGACGCGGCCACGGTGATACCCGTGTCCACAGTCACGACCAGATACAGGGCCTGATCGCCGCCGAGGTTGCGAGCAACGCCCAGGTCGATCACGTCACCGATGTTGTAGGTGCCAGCGGCACCCGTGTTCAGCGAGGTTGCGTCGCAGAACTCATTGCGTTCGTCGAGAATCATTTTGATTGCCTTTCTGTCAGGGTTCTGCGGATCAGACCACGCGGGCCTCGGAGTTGACCAGGGCGTCGCAACGACGGACAGGGATGTCGTCGAAGGTCATGACGCGCTTGCCTTCCACGGTTTCCCAGTTCAGGTTGCTGGAGACCTTTTCCAAGATGCCCAAGCGCAGGTTTTCGCGGATGTTGCGTGGCACGTACCAGACGGCGCGACCCTTGCCCAGGTGAGGGATGCGCTCAGAGGCTTTGACCATCGCAGTGATCAGGGCCTTCTGTGCGGTGATCGCGCCGGCATCGCCTGCGTTGATCACGCTGTAGTCGATGTTGGCGATGCGCACGAAGTAACGCCAGTCCTTGACGGTCAAGCCCATGTCCTGACGGTAGTGGGTGCGATAGCCTTCCATGCGACCGCCTGCACCGTCGATGTTCTCGATGGTGACTTGACCCTTGTCGGTCATCTGCAAGCCAGCCTTCGAGCCCTTGGGGAAGATACCGAAGCCAGTCTGAGGACCCCACACGCACAACCAGATCGACATGTTGTCGGAGCCGGTGCCGCCGAAGTCGATGATGTTGTCGGCGTTCTGTGCGGACAGCGAGTTGTAACGAGGAGCCAGGCCGGTGAAGGCTTCGGGCTCAGTGCCTTCGTTGCCGTAGAAGGTGGTCGAGGCCAGCTCCTGCGCCATGCCTTCGATGTGGGCAGCGTCTTCGGACAGGCGGAAGGCAGCGGTGTTGCCGTTCAGGTCGGCCAGGGCCTTGTCCACTTCGGCGTAGGCTTCCAGCATACCGCACGAGTCAGTGACCTGCGCGGTTGTGGACTTGCCGGGCTGAACGCCGCCGTACAGCTTGCGCCATGTGGGCGTTGGCAAGCCGGTGCGCACGGTCGTCTTGTGTCCGGTAGGCAGGTTACCTTCGACGAAGGTCATGTCTTCCAGCACAGGGTTGACGGCTGCCATCATTTCGACGATGTCGGAGATGTTGCCGCTTGGATCCAAGCGGCGCGACATGTCCAGCAGGGTTGGGTGGGTAGACGCGAGAGTGGTCATTTCGTACCTTTCAGTTCATGTTTGGGAAAAATCGCTTTGCCGGATCGCTCTGGCTACCGTTAGGGGCGGCACCCGTCACAAAACGGTCTTCGCTGATAGCTTGGCCCGCTTTGAAAAACGCCTTGATCAGCGCGGGGTGGTTGCCCAAACCCGTTGCGTTCAACATGTCTTTCAGCTCAGGCGACCCGAAGGTCTCCAGGGCTTTGCGCGACACGGCCATGTTCGCGTCGAACTTATCGCCGCCAAAGTCCTTGTCTGCTTTGATCTCACCGATCCAGTCCTCAACCGTGCGGGCGTGCGCTTCGGCCTGACGCTGGGCCATCTTGGCACCAATGTCGGCGACCTTTTGCGCCTGCTCCTGGTTGAGCTTGAGGTCTTTGGCGATGGCCGTGAACTCGTCGGCGGCAGCTTTGTCGAGGGTCACACCCTCGGGCATCTGGAACTCGTAAGACTCGGGCACCTGAGGCTCGTCGGCCTTGGTCTCCGTTGTCTGTGCGGTCTCAGTGGCGGGCGCGGTTGCGCTGTCCACCGCTGTCGTCGGCGTTGCTTCGGTTGCGCTATCAGTCGGCGCGTTCCCAGCGTCAGTGGAAGGTGTGCTGGTCACCGCTGTCGTGTCAGTCATCTTTGCCTTGATATTCTTTCAAGAGCTTGAAATACCCCTCGGGCGCAGCTTCGAGCACTTCCGCTTGGATGAACAAGCCCATGTCGCGGCGCCCTTCGTTGAACGCCATAACGCTACCGCTATGACTGAACGAGGTGCGACTGACACCAGCCTGATCCAGCAGACGCGCAACGATGCGACGACCCTGGGGGTGTGCCATCAACCACTTGAGATCGTTGACCTCTCGCTCGCGTCGTGCGCGTGCCCCCGCCTTTTCGGTTTCGGCATCGCGCTCTTGGCCGCTTAGGTCAGTGGGATCTCGTTGGGTTGACATGCGCCTGCATTGTGGGACGCATGCCCGGTATCACGGACACGGGCAGGTGTAGGTCGAACTCGTGCAGCAACTCCAGTGCCCGGCGTGACTCGTCCCTGATCGCTTCGACGAGCGAGTCAGGGACGGGGTCGGGTGCCTGATCAAGAAGCACCTCGGGGAGGGGGTACTTCTTGGGGCGGGGCATGGGTTACTGGGCGACTAGCGCACCGATTTCAAGCACGCCCGACGCATCAGGAACTGGCATGGGGCGAAACACCTCCATCTGCTCAAAGCGGAGGTATTTGCGGCGCATGGGTTAGGCGGTGTAGCGGTAAACGCCTGGTCGCCGTAGCGTGATTGTCTGGGAGCCAGCGCCAGAGAACGCAACCCAAACTCTCAGTTTGGCTGACGTTTTTGATGAGCTACCGAGGTAGGGTATCCCTCGCGTCGTTCTTAACACCAAGCCAGCGTCGCCAGTGGTTGACATCGGCCCTGCCGCAGAGGCTTGCATAGACCAATAGTCAAGCGTACCGATGTTCGTGGTTATCATCGTTTCAGCATAGACCCCGTTAATTCCAGACCCTCCGGATGCAACGTCAACTTCAATTCGACCTTCCAAGTAATCAGTTAGGTTCCAGTCTGTAGTCGTCAGATCCAAATCAATACGACCGCTCACCACGCCTGTAGATGTAAATGCGAACGTGACATCATTACCAAACCCGTTGGTATTTGCCGCCGATGTAATGACCAACGACAACAGCCCAGCCGCCGTACCCGAAATGGTCATATTTGCTGGGATGCTCCCGCTTGTCAGCGTGAAATTGCCGCCGTTCGTACCACCTGTCAGTGTGTTAAATAGGGGGTTTCGGTAAAGCTGGTTTGTGCTGTTTGCGACCGAGTCCGACAGATTCGATGGTGCTGTATCGACTTTCGGTATCAACGTGGGCAGCACGTTTGCCGCAAAGTCTGCGCCAACAGCACGGGCCGCCATCTGCTGATTGTGCACACCGTCGCTGGTGTAATTGGTCTTGAATGCGATGGTTGTGGTGCTGGCCGTCGGATTCCAAATAATCGGACAGGGGTCATACAACACAGCGCCAGGCACTTCTCTAACGCGCTCTTTGATCAGCCTATTAAATTCATGTACGGCCTGGCATTGAGCAGCATTAAGAGTCGACCCACCAGGCTCTGTAAGGATTACGACGTTCTTATATCCAGCCGCTCGTTTCGCATAAAGAATGATGTTGTCGGCAGCGTATGCTGCGACGTTTGAAATCGTGATCGATCTTCCGAATGTGTCTGTATACCCAGCGTTCGCTTGGTTCACATCGTTGTAAGCTGGCAAACCAAAGATCAGGAACTTTGCAGAATCAGCCAACGCAAGTTCAAAGTTCCCGTTTGTCAAATATTGATCTGTCCGGTATCCAGATACACCATATTTGCCGATTAACAATGGCGTCTGTTTGTAGTAAGCGCAGGCCCAGTTAAACCAGTTACGCGAGTTTGTACCGCTCCCCGTCATAAGGTCAGCGGTACGGCTATCCCCAATCATGGAAAAGCCAAGCGCATTGATTGGCAAACTGTTTACCAAAGCCGCCCGGCTCGCATCGTCCAGCCTTGCGACGCCGTCTGCTCCCGTCTCCACCAACAGTAGCTGAGCCTCGCTCCCGTCCGGGTCAACGATACCGACGATGTCGTTGGTGACAGAGTCGTACAAGAACGGCGTGCCGGATTTTCTGTAGGCCATTTGCTTACCTCATCAAGTTGTTTGGGCGCCGGATCAGACCGTCGCGGGGTTCACGGTGCCGTAGCCCATCAGGCCATTCATCACATCACCAAGGCCCTGCATGTCGATCTCGCTGGCAACCTTGGCGCTGTCCACCACTGCGGGCATGGCAGCGGCTTGCTGTTGGGCTTGCGCTGCTTGCGCCTCGGCTTGCATGCGCTCTTGCACCACGTCGTCGGGCACGATGATCTTGGGGTTGATCCCGTAGGCGTTGCCCAGGTCGTCCACCACTTGCAGCGGGTCGATCTTGTGACGTGCCTCGGGCCACAACTGGGCCAACTGCATGACCGACGCAACCGTGCGGTCGATGCTCTGCGTTGCAACGGCGCGTTGTGCCTGTGCGAGCACCGAGATGAATTCGACGTTCAGGTCCAGCCCTTCCAACTCGGGAGGGGCCGGGGGCAGGATGCCGGCTTGCACGCAGCGCTCGAACGTGATGTCGATCAGTGGCGACAGCAGCTCGTTGTGCAAACGCTCCAGTACGGGCCCGAGCATGAGGAGCTTTTCCTGGTGGCGTTCTGCGACCTCGGTGGCCGTGATACCGCTGCGGGTATCGTTTGCCAGCATCAGGAACAGATCGGCGTAGTACGCGCTACGGATGCGCTCGCGCACGTCTTGGATGTCACCAAGCAAGTGCTGCAAGTTGAGGTTTACCTCGAACGCACTGCGCACGCCCGTGCCTTGGCCCATGCTGTCCACATAGAACACGCCGCCCGGCAAGCGCGCACGGGCAGCCTCTTTGTACTTGGTAGGCACTTGCAGGGGCGGGTTGACCTGGTAGTCGATACCCTGCCCTTTGCGAAGCTGTTGGTGCTGCAACTGCTTGACATCACCCAAGCACTCCATGCCGGGGCTGGTGCCGTAGATGTCGTTGCCCGTGACCACCCAGCGGGGGCACAGGGCTGGAAAGCGGTCAAAGCCCGATTCGCCGAGGAACTTGTCGGCATTGTCCCGGCCCGGTTCCATGTAGATCGAGGCAAAGCGCTTGTTCTTGCCGTCTTGCTTTTGGAAGTCGCGGTCTTTGCGCGGCTCGACCAAGTGGATCACGTCAACCCATTGGTCATACGCGCCCTTGGCAAAGAGGTTTTGCACTGTGGTCGAGCAATTCTCACGACCAAACTGCTCGACCATCTGGCCGACAGTCATCTGGAACTCACGACACAGCGTGTTGACCTCACCCTTGTGGTTGGTCGCAACCGCGTACTCGCCGACGGTCAGGGGGTGGTTGTGGATGACGTTGTCGAAGTCGGGCATGACGATCGAGGCCGCCGTGCCGAAAAGGCCCAGTTCCTCATAGATCGTGTGCAGTGCGCGGTAGGTGTTGCTCGACGCAAAGATCGAGCGCAGCAGGGTCGCTGTGTCGTGCAGCCAGGTCTTGACCGAGGCGAACTCCATCAGATCCTTGTCGCGGATCTCCAGGCGGAACCACGGGCGGGCTGGGCTGGTGACGCCAGACATCAAGCCAGCAGCGAGCGTGCGCGAGGCAAACACCGCCGTGTTGTCGATGATGTGGTTGGCCCGCTTGTCGCCCTTGTTGCGATCGGTTGCGACGAAGCGCCCCGAGCGGGGCTGCTGGTACTCGCTGATCTCGCGCCAGTGGGTGATCCACGAGGAGCGCTCAGACCACAGCGCGGCCTTGCGTGCGAGTGCTCGCTGTCGGCGGTTGATCGGCGTGTCGTCCATTACTGACCCAGCAAAGAGGTTTTACCGGTTGCCACGGTGGGCACGCCCGACGGGCTGGTCAGCAGCGATCCGCCCACGATACCTGAGCGCGCCTTCTTGGCGCTTTCCTTCAGGTTGGTGATGTCGGGCTGCTTGGCCTCCTGAGGCGCAGGTGGGGGTGCAGGGACGTCTGGGGCAGAACACATGAGGCGGACTCCGTTGAGGATGTCCGCATTGTGTCGGCGCCTTGGAACTACACGGACACGCCTACGCGTAGGGGTTCCATTCGAGGCAGGGGTTGTCTGGTTCGGCCATAGCGCGGATGGCTCGCACCTTGGGGTAGTCGATCTGCGCCAAGATCACCGCCGTGGCCCGGTCAGGGCTTCGCCCAACGCGCTCGATGATCTGGTCACGCGACTCGACCTTGATGGTCATGCCCGACAGTTCCCAGCGGGGTGCACATAGCTCCTTGGCAAGTTCAGGGTCGGGCGGCAAGGCGATACCGTTGTCGGCGTTGGGGTCGAGCAACTCGCGGAACTGCCACCACAACTGACTGCGCAGGTTGAAAAACGACAGGCGCCCAGAGCGGTCCATCGCGTTGGCCTTCTCGGCGACGTTGATGCCGTGCACGTCTTGGCCTGCGTTGACCAGGATGTCGTAAGGGCTGGCGCCCACACCGATCACGTCGAGCATGATGGGTGCGTGGTCGCGGCGCTCGGCGATCACCAGGCCTGCAACCGTGTTGCCGTCTGGGGTCTCCTTGCCCGGGTGGATCTTGAGCTTGTCAAACCACAGGTCCGTCTCGGGTGTCTTGTGCCGTGTTGCCAGCGTGGTGTTGTCGCGCCCGCCCCGAGCCACGTCCACACCCATCGCCAGCATCTCACCGCGTGGTGTGCGCTCTTTCCAGCGTGCTTGTGCGATCTCGACCCACTTGGTCGGGATGAGCTGGAACGGGTCGTCCTCCATGCCGGCTTCGAAGTCACCAAGAAGCATCTGGCTGCGCAGTGGCTCGGGCATGGCCTGCAACTGCGCCATGTAGCCCGTGGAGACCAGGAAGGGGTTGTCGGTGATGCGCGAGGGGATGAATGTGCGCGACTCAGGCTTGATGATCTCCTCGGGGCGATAGTCAAGCGGGTCGAAGTCGTAGCAGCGCTCGTCGTGAACGATCACGAACGGCGCACCGTTGTCGTCCAAGATCCAGACGTCTTTGCCCGTCTTGGGGTCAACGTAGACGTAGCGCAGCTTACCCGGCTCGGTCGGGTAGAGCGCGTGCTTCTTGTCGAGCCACGGGGCAAAGAAGTCGATGACCCATCGGCCTTCAGCAGTTGTCGGCGGGTTGAACGTCAGCAGCGTGCGCGTGCGCTGACCTGGGCGAGTGGTGCGCACCCAGCCCTTGAGAAAGCGCACCTGCATCTCCAAGAAGTTCGCAGCCTCGTCAACGACCAGCAAGTCCTTGGGACGTCCTTGGTACTTGGTCTCGTCGCCGAGGTTGGGCACCGAGTTGAACTCGACCTTGAGGTCTCGCCCGTCGTCCCAGTACACGGTCGGCTTGCCGTTGATGTTGTCGCGGCTGCCAACGATCTCGGCCAAGCGGTCGATGATGCCCACCAACTGCGGACCCTCGCGGCGAAACATCTGCGCACGGTGGTGCTGGTTGAGCGCCATGCCGATCGCCAAGTCGGTCTTGCCCCCACCCGCTGCCCCACCAAAGCCGATCACGTCGGC